CAACGACCCGTAAGCGGCAGACCTGCCACCCGGATGCGTCGACCAATGTATGCCGTCATTGGAGGTGTAGTAATTGCTGAGATAGTTCTGAATAGCGCCTTGGGTGTCGCCCGCCATCCAGAAGACTTTCTTTTCCCTCTGCCATTTGATGTCGACAATGCGTTCGAAGAAATCTTCATAGAAAGGATCCGGCATCAGCCATCCAGTTTTTTGGTATAGGACCACTTGAAATCAGGGTCCTCTTGGGTGCGGTTCTGGAATGTGACCGAGTTGATGCGAACGACATAGGCGCGCTGGAATCTGTGCAAGCCGCCCTCGAGTTTCTTGTCCTTGTGATAAACAAACCCGATCGCCACCTGCTTGCCGACCTGCACCCACTCCGGGTATTGCGAATAATATTTGTCGCCTTTTTTCTTGTACTTGTAACTGTATTTCGTCGACGTTGAGATGTTGTTGACCGTGCGCTGGCCCGTGAAGGTACGCAGCGCCTCTCGCAACATATTGACAGCATTGATCAAGGACGGCAGGTCATACGCCAGTGGCGCCGTTGGGGACGTCGGTCCGGCGGAATAATTGCCCTTGCGAAAGCTGGGATCCTGGCCATGACTTATTGGACAAACTGGTGCTGTCATCACCCCACCTTCGGACCACCGACTGGCTCGCCTTCACCTTTGTCGCCGTATTCCCAGATCATGTATGACTTCCAGCCCTTGTCGTACCAGACCATGCGCTCGATCCGCTCCATGACGACCCAGACTTGCTTGTCCTCCTTGCCGTCGGCGGTGGTGCCATAATATTTGTATTTCTGCCGGACCCGTTTCTTTTTCTGCTCGACCCAATGTGCAGCCGTGTTCTTGAACTTGTCCGGTGCTACCGATACTGAATACTTGAATTGAGTACGGGTTTTGACGTTATTGCGAGTCTGGATGTTGTTGATCTGCGAGAGAAGTTGGCGCAGGTAATTGGCGGCATTGATGGCCGATGACAGATCATACGCATGCGGAATAGCCGGACGCTTGAGCTGTGGCCGGCCGCGATTGAATGGCGACTGCGGTCCTGACGGCTCATCATGTGAAACCGGACAAGTCGGTGCAACATCTGAAAAATAAAGCGGCACCGTCACTCTCCATAGCGCAAACGATAGGCCGTATTGGCATTGTAAAAAGTGACCGATGTCAACACCTTGACCTCGATGGATTGCCCTGGATCGTCGGGATTGATGATACTGCGAGTCGCGTAAACCCGACTCTCCTCGAGCCAGTCGGTATGGTAATAATTAGGGTTATAGTCCTGCCCGTTATCGGTCTCGGATATCGAGGTCGATGTCGAAGTCTTGTTATTGTTGACGGTCGATGTACGCATGATGTCCGAGACCATGTGGGACATGATGTTGAGGGCGTTGATCGCCGACCGTAGGTCAGTAGCACGCGGCGGCAGCTCGAGTATGGTCTTGGGGCGATGCCACGGATCGCCCTTGAGCAGCACTCGGGCACCGGGAATCGGCTGACCATAACTGACGGGACAAAAGGGTGCGACTTCGGTCATACTTGCGACAGCTCCTTCACGCTCGTTGCCACCTGCATATTGGAGATCACTACCCGCCCCTCCAGCTCGAACTGCCAAGATTCGGCTTTGATGCCGCTGAAGATCCGAAGCAGCTCCCCGCTAGTTCGAATCTCGCGAGTGGTCCAGATGTCGCCGTCGACATAAATACGAACGATCCCATATTGGTTGCTCCCTAATACCAGCTGCGGAAAAGTAGTGTCCCGCGTCGGTAACTGAGGCGGCGTGGTGCCGGGCACCTCGAACCAGATCCTTAATGCCTCGAAATTGCGTCTGGCCTGCTGCTGGTAGGTCTTGGACCGCCAGAGATACGGCACAATCACCGGATTCTGGTCGGTGAAATCATACTGATAGATGCCGCCGTTCTGGATCAGCAGCCCGATGCCGGTCCAGGGATCGATCTCAACATTCTCGATATTGAACCCGTTCGGTGAAGTGAGAATATTGAAGCCCAACCGGTGGCCGCCGGCCTGCGGCCAGATGGTGAAAGAGGTCTTGTCCTCAGTCGACAGCTCGACCGTGAACCCATCCAGGATTGCACCACCATCAATCGAACCAAAAGCGAAATAAGACGAAGCGTGTTTGATCGCCCGCACCTTGTAATGCGGCGTCAGCTTTTGCCATTTCTCTCGGGTGATCCAGCCCTCGGTGGTGTTCAGGCCGGCACCGGACTGACTGATCTGAATCAAGCCATTCTGAGAAATATAGAGCACTGCGGTGTCGGTGGCGACGATCGACCCCCGGTGTAGGCAGGGCTCCGTCAAATTGATCTTGGTCAGCGCCATCGACGCCGGGTTGATGCCGTTGACCAAGTACGGCGTTCCCTGAGTACAAGCCACAATCGACTGCGCGGCCACACCGAGACCGACAATGGGAAACTCCGTTGTAATGACGTAGCCCGGAGGCCAAGCATGCGGTCGATAAGCTTCTGAGAACCAGATTTCGTTGGAGCGGAAGCCTACCGCAATGCCGTTAGGGAAAGCCAAGATCTCCTGCAAATCCTCCGGCGGCGGGAACCAGTATAGCGAGACCATCTGCTCGTTGAGCGCCACCTGATCATCCGGGTTGGTATCGACATAGACCCCTTGGCTGACCGGAATCTCGGCAACCAGAAAATAGGTCCCCATGCCAGCCTGATTGGAGATGGTGCGGTAAATCCTGGTCTTGGTGATGTTGCGCTTGGCCTGCTTGACCAGCCCATCGGCCGGGTCGACATAATCGTTGCCGAGATTCTCCGGCTCCGGCTGGAACAGCGTGATGGTCCAGACGGCGTTGGACCAGCCATTCACCACCACGGGATCGCTAGGCGGACCTTCCTCGTCATACTCGGTAACCCAAGTATAGACATAGCCACGGGCTTCAAAGATCGAGGCCCCGACCAGATTACCCCAAATCTGGAACGTCGGCGTCGTTGCCACGGATCCGGCATTGAGCGGATCCGGCGCGCCGTTGGAAAAAGTCGCCGGATAACCCATGCCTTGCGTGGCGTTGTTAGCCGTCGGCAGATAGAACGACGCATCGGTCATAATCCCAAGCCAATAGGTGGTGTTGGAAATCACCGACACCCCATTTGTAAAAACTGCCGTTTGGGTCGTTAACGACAAATCCGCTGCTGTTGCTGCCGTAGCACCCAGCATCTCGTAGGGCTTGCCATTGAGATCGCTGTAGACCACCCCCATGAAATTGAGACCGCCGCTGGCCTGCGGATTGAAAGAAATACTCTCGATGATCATCGACCCCGACGGTACGATCGGCACCAGGGTGATGTGGTGACCGGGAACGTACTGATTGCCAATATTGGATACATCGAGATTAGGGAACCCGACCGGGATGGTGTCACCGCCCCCGGCCACCGTGACACCCGGCGTACAACCCGACGACGGCACCCCCAAGTTCCAGGCATGCTGGCCGTCGGCGATCCGCTGATAGGTGTTGTATTTTGGCACGTCGGTCGGGGAGGCGAAGTAATACCGCTGGAACTGATCCTGCACCACCGGAGAGTGCATCACCGTGGTGTCGGGATCCGGAAACTCGAGCCAGTAACAGTCATCTGCCGTGATCAAGGTATTACGGGTGACGTTGTTGGGGATCCTATAGGCGTACTTGGCGGTCGTATCCTTCAATGCCCGCAGCAACTTAGGCTGTCGCCAACCGGTGAGGACGCCGGCGTAGAGATAGCAGTTGATCGAGTAGTCCGCCTGCCCTTCCGGCAGCAGACGGGTATCCCAGGCAGGGAGCTGACCGCCAAATTTGTCCAGTTTGAGTGCGGTCATTTGAAGGTCGCCTTCGAAACCGGGAATACCTCGTTCATGCCGGGGTTGGGATAATAAACCGGATCGACGGTCCAGGGGACCATGTAGCCGATATCACCCCGCCTTTTTTTCCCCCGCCGCCTCGCGTGCGGCTTGCGCAGCAATGGCCTGATTACGTTCCATCTCGGCCTGGGCCTTGGCCACCGCAGCCCTGCCGGCCTCCTGTTCGGCCTCGAACTGCTTCTGCAGACCCTCGGTTCTGACGATCGGATCCGCCGTCTCTTTTGTCTTTAGCTTCTCGCTCTCTTCCCGCATCTGTCTGATACGGTCGAGCAATTGCTCGCGAGTCTCGTTAGCCTTCGGCAGGCCGTGGAAATTAGCGATTTCCTGGTTTTCGGCCTGACGGGCATCCTCGGCCTCGATATCCTTCTGACGCTCGAGATTTTCATTGCGGATCTTGGCCTTGTCAGCTTCACGCTGGGTAGTCGAATCGAACTCTTTCTTAACAGTCATCAGGCTCTCCTATTGTGCCACACCGCTGAAAATGACGGTGTCGTGCTTGATGTTACCGAGGCTGTCGGTCATCGTCAGCGTCAGTTTGGTGCGTTCGTTGACGGCACCCCCAACCAGAGGAAACACGACGTCGTTGCCAAGAATTTCCGGAGTGCCGACGGTATAAATCGAAGACGACGAAGCGATGTCGATGTGCTCGATGGTGGCGGTATTGGCCAACCAATTATCGTAGGTAACAGTCCAAACCTTGGTGTCGCCTTCGGTGTGTGGCTTGCTGGCTAGAAGAGGCATGTCCGTCACCTCGATTACACGAATTTCCGCCGGGACCTCGATCGTCCGGGATTCCTTGGGTACGACCAGAAGCCGATCTTCCTCCGGTACGACAATGATGTTGTCGTCCATCCGATTCACCCTATGATCATCCCAACAGCGGTCGCCGGCAGCCAAGCTTTCGGAGTGTAGGTGATAATGATCACTCCGTCACCGCCAATACCGTTACCTTGCGTAGTCCCAGAAACCGTCCCAGCACCGCCGCCACCGCCACCGTATCTGCCGCCATTACCGCCCTTTCCACTGCGTCCACCGCCCCCGCCGCTGCCGCAGCCATGGGTAGCGTCCCACTGTGTACCGTTATTGCCGTTAGCGGTTTCGTTGGCTTGACCTGTGCCGCCACTGTCCGCCGCACCACCATAAGCCGCACCAGTCGGAGGACCGCCAGCGGCACTGTTGCCACCCACTTGACCAGCACCATGCGGACCTGCCGCACCGCCACCGCCAGCACCGTTAACGCCGACCTGATAAGGTGCAGTACCGCCGTCACCGCCCGCAAAACCGGTGGGATAAAATCTGTAGCCACCCCTTCCGGCGACTTGGGCGACCGTACCTCCAGGGCTATTTCCAGCTTCCGCCGAGACTATGTTCGGCCCGCTGGCAATGGGGCTACTTGTTGAGCCAAAGTTGGTAGCAGTACTGGCTCCGGCAATTTGACCGGGACCTGGAATGTAACACGACACTGGAAAGGTCGGGTTCAAATTGGTGCCCTTGGCGTAAGCGCCACCACCGCCACCGCATCCACCAAATGCCATGCTGTGCTCCTATGGCGAAACGCCCTGACTGGTACCATAACCACCACTGCCGATGCATTCGACAGTGTTGTTGGTTGGATCCCAGTTGCCTGGATCGGGGAAGGTGAATGGCGTATCTTTCGCAATCAGGAAAATTTGCGTTGGCGTGACCTGTTCCGTCGGCACATCGCGTTGCAGCTTGATCAGTTCGACCGTCTCGCCACCGCGCTTCAGCAACAGCCAGCATGGATTGTCCAGCTCGCTGTCGAGGCCCGGATAGATGGTGGCGTAGACCTCCTTGGTCTGCGCATTGCGAATCACGCCGATGAAATTGCTCATCATGCCCTCGTCGCCAAAATGGTGATACCGAGATCGGCCAAAGTCGCATCCTGGGTGGACGGCGCGACCAGTTGCAAAGTGTCACCCACGGCCAGTGCACCGCCGCTCCCTGACAACGTAAACACGGTCCTGGATCCTGCCGTCGCCACGATGGTGCCGATCGCCGTGGTGTTGCCGCCGCTGATCTTATTGAGTGTGAACGTTGCCGCAGCTGTCGCTGCCACACTGGCATAACCCACGGTGCCGACCAATCCGGCGGGGATATTCAGCGGCATCGCGATCGGCACGATGGTGGCGGCACCGGCCGCCGGCTTGCTTGGCAGTGGAAACACGATCAATAGTGGTGCCAGCAGCTGGTTCTGCCCCCACTTTTCACCATCCCAGGTGTAACCTTGGTAGACTTGGCCGACGGTAGGAGCGTTGGGGAAATCGAATGCCATTATGACAACCTCGCATTGGCCTGCAGATCGAAATCACACCAGATACCAGCCGCCGGTCCACTGGTGAGCGAAATACAGTTACCGCCTCCCGAAAATATGGCCCCCTGCCCAGAAACAGCACCCGTGGCTAAATACGCGCCACTGGTAGTATTGCGGCATTGGTTTTGCACACCGTTGGCCCAGAGCGTAATCGTTGGGACGGCCCGCATCGGTACGGTAAATCGCCAGCTGGCCAATCCAAGGTAATTGGCGACAAGACTATAACCAGCTAACGAACCACTAGCAGAGCTACCCTTCGGCGTTGCTGGATTACTGCACCACCAGTAACGCTGGCACGCCAGCAACTCACTCGGATAGTCCGGCAACGCGAATAGCGGCGCAACCGTACCCTCGGTCAACGACACATCGAATAGTTGGAAGTTGCTCGGGGCAACATTACAGAAGTTGACTTGATTGCTGGTGCAATAGCCTGAAGTCGCAGCCCATACGTTGGCCGCAGCAGGCAAACCGCACATCAGTGCCCAACGTATTTCCAATCCGGTCGTGTTATCGACTGCCCATGTGCCCGTGGTATCCAACGTAACCGTGATAGTCTTGACGACGTCGGTAAGGGCTTCGCCTGCCGCGATCGTATATTCAGCGATATAGTTTCGATTGAGCGCGGCGTTATTAAAGCTCACGCAATATGTCCCGGCCGGTGCGTTGACGCCAAACTGCAAGGTCACCGTTTTCGCAGTGGACTTGCCGCATTGCAGATCGACAACACGAAACCCTTCAAAGAAATGCTTGATATACAGGTATTTCGCACTACTGACGACGGAATCGTTGCCCAAGCATCTAACTTGCAAGCGATATGGCGAACCAGACGGCGTTGGCGATGCCCACTGATACGTACTCACCGCGCCTGTGTTGCTACCAGTAACGAGAAACATATCGACTGGAAAGGCAGCCGCAACCAACGCATTGAGCACCGTCGTGCCGTTCTCCTGCGAAATCATCATCGCACTGTTAATAAGGTAATTCTTTTTCGGCACGCCGATATTGTTGCGGGCCTGTGCCTGTTGTGGCGTGGACAACGCCTGCGCCTGATCGTAGCGCACCACACCGCCAGCCTGCACCCCACCGGGAATCGCCACCCACTGGCTGGAATTACCGTCAAAATAACGGAAAAAAAGTATGCCTGTGTCAGTCTCGTACCAGACGGAGTTATTGGGTGCACCAACCGGAGGCGTATCCGACGCCATGAAAGTCGGAGCCGTTCCCGTTGCTCCTGTTGCTCCCGTCGGTCCAGCACTGCCTGTAGATCCAGTTGGGCCTGTCGGTCCCGGCACCCCTGCCTTGTTATCGACGTACTGCTTGGTCGCAACATTGAATGCATTAGTTGGATCGTATTGCACAGACACGTGCCCGGCACCATCAACAGAAAGCGGCGTATCCTGCAAGACGTTGGCGACGTAACGATTGACGACAAAAAAATCAGACTGGTCGGCGCCGAACGACCACGTCCTGCTGCCGTTGGTCTGGGTGACAATCGAATTCGAACTCGAGCCCGGATCGGTCTTGTTCAGGACAACCGTCGGCGCCGACTTGGTGATAGTGAGATCGCCGGACATGGTATCGCCGGCCTTGGCTACCCGCAGCGCATCCTGGGCATCGACGTAAGCCTGCGTGGCACCTCCAGTTTTGCTATCGACATATTGCTTGGTGGCTAATTGCAACGCCGTAGTCGGATCGGCTGGCACCGTGATCGGTCCGGCGGCATTGGTGACCTTGCCAGTCTGAGTCCAGTTCATCACCTCGTTGCCGCCCAGCGACATCGCCACGACGCCGGAGGCTTTGCGGAACAGACCACTGCCAGTCTCGGCCGAGAATGAAAACGCCGGCGAACTCAGCAGACCGTCGACTCCCTTGATCGACAGTGCCGTGGTGATGGTGCCGCCGATCGAGATTCGGTTGACGCCACCGACAGAGACAACAACTTGGTTGCCGCTCACGGTCGAGTACCACAGCCCGCTATTGTTGCCGAAGTTGAGCGACGGAGCTGCCGCAGTACCGACCGGCAGCGCCAACGCCCCGGTCATGGTGTCGCCGGCCTTCAAAACAAACGCACTTGGATCAGGTGCTGGTCCTGTTGCTCCTGTAGGTCCTACGTCGCCTGCCGGTCCGGTTACGCCAGCACTCCCTGCGGTACCGGTATCGCCCTTGGGTCCGGTTGCACCATCAGCACCAGCTGTACCCGGAGTACCCGGAATTCCCTGACTCCCCGCCGGTCCGGTTACGCCTTGAAGACCTTGCGATCCGGCAGCACCGGTAGGTCCAGCTATGCCTTGCGATCCGGCGGGACCGGTGGCGCCGACACCACCCGGAGTACCCGGGATTCCCTGACTACCCGCCGGTCCGGTCGCACCTACACCACCCGGAGTACCTGCAGTACCGGTATCGCCCTTCGGTCCAGTGGCGCCGACGCCACCCGGAGTACCGGCGGTACCGGTATCGCCCTTCGGTCCGGTTACACCGTCGATGCCAGCAGTACCTGCATCGCCCTTCGGTCCGGTGGCGCCGACAGAGCCGGGAATGCCTTGTGTCCCGGCGCTTCCGGTCGGTCCCTGAACGCCCTGAATACCCTGAATACCCTGAATACCCTGCGAGCCGGCCGGTCCGGTAACCCCCGGAGGTCCGGCTACGCCCTGAATGCCCTGAGTCCCAGCAGGACCGGTAACGCCGGGTGTGCCCTGACTGCCTGCAGGTCCGGTAGCGCCTACACCGCCCGAAGTGCCGGGCGTCCCGGCCGTCCCTTGCGCACCCGTGGGACCGGTAGCCCCACCACCCGGCCCGATCGGTCCGGTCGGTCCAGTATCGCCTCCACCGGGCCCAACCGGCCCAATCGGACCGGTGGCGCCAAAACCGGTGGCTCCAGTGGGACCGGGGGTACCGGGGGTACCGGCAGAGCCCTGAACGCCAGCCGGTCCGGTAGGACCAGCCGTACCGGGTGTACCGGGAGTACCGTCCAATCCAGCAGGTCCAGTAGGACCAGCACCGCCGGGCGTCCCTGCCGCGCCTTGGGCTCCGGTCGGACCTGCCGTGCCCTGAATGCCCTGAATACCTTGAATACCCTGCGATCCGGCGGGACCGGTAGGACCAGCCGTTCCAGCAGTTCCGGCGGGACCGGTGGCGCCGGCGGGACCAATCCCACCCGCTGGTCCGGTAGCACCGGCCGCGCCAGCCGGACCGGTCGGGCCTTCAGTACCGGTCCCCGACCCGCTGCCTGCAGGTCCGGTCGGACCGGTAGATCCTACACCCGGCGCTCCGGGCGTCCCGGTCGGGCCCGTGCCCAGCGATCCGGTCGGACCGGTCGGTCCAAACCCACCTGCCGTGCCCACCGCGCCGGTCGGACCTGGAGGACCCAACGGTCCGGTATGGCCGAAAGCACCGGTCGGTCCGGTCGCTCCCGGCACGCCAACACCGATCGGTCCGTCCTGACCTACAGGACCCGTCGGTCCGGTGAAGGCCCCTGCTCCGGTCGGTCCGGTCGCCCCTGCGCCGGTCGGACCGACGATGCCCGTCGAACCGGTCGGTCCCGTCGCCGCTGCCCCGACCGGGCCGGTCGGTCCGGTCAGGCTGATGCCGGTCGGACCCAACGGACCATCGCGTCCGGTCGGACCAGTCGGACCGGTCCCCAGCGGTCCGGTCGGACCCGTATTGCCGGGTCCGGTAGCTCCGGTCGGTCCGGTATTTCCGGTCGGCCCGCCCAGCGGTCCGGTAGGTCCCGACGGCCCAGTGCCTCCCGTCGGACCTCCGGGAATACCCGGAGGACCGGTGTGTCCGGCAATCACCACCGGAAACGCTGCAATCCGAGCTGCTGGCAAAATACTGGCCATCTCACAGCTCCATGAAGGTGTAAGTGATACTGTGTACGCCAGCACCCGACCCGATCGTCGACTTCAACGACAGATCGAACCAGTACGAATTAAAATACGGATATTGGAATGATGGACGAACCTCCAGCTCAACGAGACTCATGATCGTCAGCGGGATCGTCATGTCGGGCGCGTAGACTTCCTGCGGTATCCCGATGGCCGTCCCCGTCACCGGATCGCCCTGATCCGGGAAAATGCTTTCAGTACCGTAACGACCGGTAACTGTGGTACCGCCACCACCGGTGTTCTCGGCCACCGCAGTAATAATCACCAGCACACGACCACTCGTCATCGGCGCAAAGCCAAAACCGGCACCGACCATCACCTCGAGCGTATCGACTCCCGCAATGAAGTCATTGTCGGTCGGATCATGGTAGGAATACACCCGTGGAAAATTTATATCCGGCCCATTGGAAAGATCGATCGCCGGCGGCCCGGTCGGCCCCGTAGGTCCCATTTCGGCAACGGTACCCCCCGGTCCGGTCGGCCCGGTCGGTCCGGTTAGCGTGCCATCCAGACCCGGCGTCCCTGTGACTCCCCTTTCCCCGGTCGGCCCGGTCTCCCCTCTCGGGCCGGTTGGTCCTGTGACCGATACGCTGCCCTGCGGTCCGGTCGGCCCTGTAGGCCCGCCAGACGGCCCCGTCGGCCCGCCGACCACCACGACCGGCTGAGCCAGGATTTGCGCACGAATGGCTGACTCTACTGGCATGTCAAAACTCTAGCACAATGCAGTTGATATTCCGGACGTTAGCGCCGCCATTATAGGTTGCCAGATCGAACCATCGCATCGGTGGAATATTAACCGAATCCCCCGAATCCCTATAATTAAGCACATACGTCGTCGTGAACGGGATCGAGAACCCGGATCCGTCATCGCCAATTTCGATCGCATCCCCATAACCGGAAAACTCACCGCCTCCCGGTGCCGGACCTGTATTTGAGGAAATACCAATTTTGAACACAGACGTACCCGTCGGTTCAGCAAGCCCGGTAAACATCACAAACAAAATGCACGCCGGGCGCTTGGGCTGATAATAAAACCTGCAGCCGACCGAAGCCCCGGACGTCGTCAACGTGAATCCGACTATGTTTTCGTAATACTGAAAGCGGCCTTCGGGAATGAACTCGAAAGGTCCGGTCGGCCCGGCCGGCCCTGGATAACCATCCGCCCCCGTTGGCCCTCCCTTCCCTGTCATACCTGTCAATGCCGACGCCAATCCCGCTATGCCAGCAGGGCCCGTTCGTCCGCGCATGCCGGTTGGCCCAAGCAATCCGGTGGCCCCGATAAACGTCACATCTTCCACAACCCCCGTCGGTCCTGTCGGACCTTCAGCCGGCCCCATCGGACCGCCGATCACCCGCACCGGATTGACGATGGTCGGGAACTGCGCCATCAGCGAATCCCCATAATGACGTAACCGACACTATTGGTTCGATCCGTCGTGTTCAGCGTGAAGCTATCATTGAGGGTCAAGTCAGGAAAACCGCCGCCGTCATAGGCCGCGTTGTAAGAAATATTGTGGATCGCAACATCCCAGCCAGAGGACGTGCAACGCAAGCCCAAGGTCTGGATGACATACATGCCATAGCAGCCGTTGAACGATGCCCCTTGATCACTCCACATCGCCAAGTAGTAAGGCTTCGGACTGAGCGCGACACTGATGACGGTCTCCATAATTCCGTAGGTCGGCACCAAATTGCCGCTATCGACCAATGGAATCGTCGGATGCATGTCCGGCGTGCAGTCATAGATCGCCATCCGAAACCGCGAATCGGGAGCGGTCGACAGGCACTGCACCGCCATCTTGGTGTAAACCCGCCCATTCGGGATATACACCGGCGTCAAGATGATCTTGTTGCCGTCAATCCACGCACTTCTAAGCGGATTATTACTGACGATCGGCATCACCAAATAGGTCAGCGGACTGGCGAACATCGGTGCCGAAAAACCGCAAACATTGCCTCCACCGAGAGGGCCTGCCGGACCTGCAGGACCAGTCGGTCCCGTCGCAGGCCCGGAAGCTCCGGTCGGACCTACGCTACCGGTAGGTCCTTGCGGCCCAGTGTCTCCGGTCGGTCCAGTATCTCCGGGCGGACCTTGATCACCAATTCCGAACGGTCCAGTCGCCCCCACAGGTCCGGTCGGGCCGGTCTCCCCGGGCAATCCTGCAGGACCAGTCCCGGTCGCTCCCGTCGGGCCGATCGCTCCGGTTGGCCCAGTGGTCGACACCGATCCTGTCGGTCCAGTAGGTCCGGTAGGTCCCCCCGAAGGTCCAGTCGGGCCTCCAACCACCTTAACCGGTTGCGCCAGGATCTGTTTGGGAGCACGGGCCATCAGCGCATCCCCATGAGCAGAACGGCCCCGCTGGCAAAATCCAGATCGGGCGTCGTCATGGCGGTCAGATTGATGAAACCCTGATTGTAGCCGTAATTAAAATTGGAATATTTCATCTGGACGGCTTCGAACATCCACTGAGTATTGTCAGCGTATTTACGCCAACCCAATACAGGCGCCGGCTGATCGCTGGCCATAGCCCGGTAATACACACCGTAGGTATTGCTCAAAAATGCGAAGTAATACGGCTTCGCCTGCAGCGCCAAACTACTAAACGAAAATCCGATGCGTCCATGTCCACCAGGAATAATGTCCGGGCTCTGGATCAACGGTACGGTGGGATGCATGTTGACGTCGCAATCATAGAGCGCCATCCGAAAGAAGACGCCAAAACTGCGCTCTTGATAAGAGTCGACCACCAACTCGGTGAAAGATCGCGGAAATGGCACGAACACCGGCACCAGGATGATCACACCGTTGGGCATCTGGTAATACTGAAGACTACCTGTAAAATCGACATTGAACCGATTCAGATACGTCGGGGTCAAGTAGACCTCTGAAGCCGCAAAGATCGGTGCCTGCAATCCGCCATAAGAGCCGGCCCCCGTAGGTCCCACCGTTCCCGTAATACCGGCTGGTCCGCCGGCATTTCCGGGCACTCCCGTCCGACCTGCGAACCCAGTGATCCCGGTTGGACCTTCGTCTCCCCAATCACCCCACCAACCGGTAGGACCGAGTTCGATCACCTCCGGCGGTCCGGTAGCCCCCCGTGGCCCGGTCGGTCCTGTACCAGCATTAGAGCCGGTAGCTCCAAAATCGCCGACCGGTCCTGTCATCCCTCGAGGTCCGGTGGTGCCTATCGCCAACGAACTTCCTTCTGGACCCGGCAAACCCGGTGGACCCAAAGCGCCGGTTATCCCAAGCACTACGGTCGGCTTGAGGGTGATTGGAGCGGGATCATGTTGCTTTACCGGCATCAGACATGCCTCGCTGAAAACGTCTGGGCGCCAAGCACAGAGCCCCATTGCTCCAGCGCCATGATCGTCATGCGCCCTTCAGGGTTGGTGGTGAGCCATTGCTCCAGACCGATCTGAGTAAGCCGGGCCTCCAGAGGATAGGTAACCGTGCTGTCGATGTTGAACTCGATCTCACGCAAGAACGGCGAGCTACTGGTGGTGCCGTTGATCTGCAGCAGTCGGTAATACCGCCAGGAATTCGTGTTGGCCGACAGGGTCGTAAGCGTCTGTAGCGTCGAGCCGCCAAGGGTGAAGAACGAGCCGATGTCGGTCCACACCGAAGCATCGTTCGATCCCTGCCACTTCCAGTCACCGTGGGCCGTACCAGCGACGTCCTGATACCACTTGGCTTCGATGATGTTGCGGGCGACACCGAAATCAAATCGTAATTCGCGACCGCTTTGACCGTTGCTCCACCAGAGTTCATTGGCCTGCGAACCGTTCACCAGCATGGTGATGTTGCCGGCGCCCAGCGTTGACGTCGTCGTCACCGTAATCCAGGCGGTCCGATTGCCGCTGCCCCCCGAGTTTGTATAAGCGTTGGCCATGCTGTTACGCCGTTACGATCGGTCCGATGTTGACACTGTTGACACCATTTGCAGTCCACGCAGCTCCGGTCGCCGGATCGACCAAGTCGTTGCGGGCAATCCAGCTCCATACTGCGGTGTTAAGCGCCGTATTAGGGCCCTGCACCGTGGTTGCCCCTGATTTGAGCTGCACCGATGCATTGCGAGTCCCGGCATCGGTCTTGGTGAAAAAGCCACGGGTAGTGACGCCGACGATATTGGCCGGCGCCACCGCAATGCTGCCGATAGTGTAGAGGTCGGCCTGACCGTTGACTGAAGAACCCACGTAGCTGGTGAAGACATCCTGCAGCAATTCGCTGACGCAGTCGGCATTCATGCCGGGCGTAATAATCAGCGTGGGGCTGTAGACGTTCGGTGTGCCAAGCGTCCCGCCAGGATTGGATACCGGCCACGTCGCATAGTTCTGCGTTAATGCAATTGCGTTAACCGGCACGCTGGTGGAATTGATGACGTTATAGGTGATATTGGCGTCTTGGTTGAGCCCGAACCAATAGGTCTGACCCGCAGCCACCCGAACCGGCGTCGGGAAGGTCAACGGCACCATGCCCACGGTCGGATCGGTGAATTCCGCCGACGTAGCCAGCAGATTGCCGATCGTGTTCGAGGAATTGGAAAATATCGCTGCCCGCAGATGCCCCGGACCACCGCCACCACTGATGTTGCAGTTGACCAGAGCGCCGGTGATCAAACCGCTATAGGACGACGTGAACTGAACGTAGCGACAATCATTGGCGTTGAACCCGTTGGCAACGTTAATGGGACCAAACGCCAACTGGTTGATCGGCGCTGTCGAGCGGGAAAGCTGCACTGACACGTCCGAAGCGGGCCTTCGTGTGTAGCACCGGATATCCCCGACCCACGGCACGCTGGCCGCATCGGAACGCCAAAGGAAATCATCGATGTAATGGTTGCCGGCACCTACCGCCTGCGATCCCAGCTGTAGCTTGTTGGCGTAGTTGTTGACGGTAGTCGCGGTATCGAGCGAACCCAGAAAGAAATCGTTGTTGGGGTTGCCGCTCTTGCGGATCGCGATCGAGCCAGCCGTGTTATGCACCACCACTTCGATCTCGAACGCATACCAGACGCCCTGGGCCGGAAACGCTCCGCTGTACAACGCCAGCAGCGAGCCCGTAGGGCCGCCTGCCGTCAGCAGAATGACACCATCGCTGCGAAACACTACCGAACACTGGGCGGTGGTGCCGTCAAACAGCTCGAGATAAAACCCCAGATTGGTGCCGGTGATGGCCGAAGACTGCTGAAAACTGACCGTGAAATGGTGGATCGAATCGTTCTGCCCGCTAGTCTTGATCAGCGTAGTCGAATTGCTGATGGTGAACCCGCGTGATCCGGAAAACCGCCCCGTGATGAAGGTGGAAGAATTCGGATTTAATGAAGCGGCATCCCAGTAACCGGCGACGGCATCAGCCATCACCGCGTACATGTCAAAGCCGTCTCCAAAAAAGAACGCCATCACCTTACCTGTTATACTTCAGCGTGATCGTAACTCGTTGAATCGCAGCAACGCTGTTGACGTTGAATCCCAGAATATCTCCTGCGGCCAACGCCTTGGTCCACCCAGTCAGCGTAGAATCGGTAGACTTCACCGCTGATGTGATAGTTAGCGGCGTCGAACCGGTGATCTTGTCGCCGGCGACTGGATGGGTGGCCCCGGCATCAAACTGGGCAAAGCTGCATTTCCAGAGATCGATGACGATGCTGCCGGTACGATCGGCAACCATATCGACTTGCGCCAGAGTGCCAATGAACGGCACCTCGACATAGCCTTTCATGCCGACCGAGATCGCGGACCCTCCCCCATCTATCACCGCGATCATGGCGGAAGAGTTGGGACCAGTAGCCCCGGTCGCACCGACCGAACCGGTCGAACCGGTAGGTCCGCCCGGTATACCCGGATCACCCGTAGGCCCAGTTGAGCCAGTGTTGGACGCCGTACCTGGGAGACCTATTGGCCCGGTAAACCCGGTAGGACCTGTCAACCCAATCGTTCCGGTCGGCCCAGTGACGCCAGTCGGTCCAGTAGGCCCACCCGGGATGCCCGTAGGTCCCGTAGCGCCAGTCAACGTAGCGTTGCCTTGAATCCCGCGTTGTCCGGTAGGCCCGGTCGGCCCATCGTTGCCGAACGGTCCAGGTTGCCCTTGAGGCCCGGTCTTGCCGGTCGATCCAGCAGGGCCGGCAGGGCCGATACCCCCCATGGGCCCGGTTAATCCGGTAGGTCCAGTAGGCCCGGTGAGCGTTCCTGCAAGCCCGGTGGGCCCGGTCGCACCCGTCGCTGCGATTGCAGCAGCGCCCGTAGGACCGGTCGCTGCAGCGCCCGTTGGACCCGCCGGGCCAGTGTAGCCCTGAATGACCACACCCTCGCGAACCACGACTACCGGGTAAGCTGCTATTTGAGCGGGATCGTTGTTTTTGACGGGCATAGGATCACCTTCTTAAGGGTAGGTGACCCCTTGCGTGACCTCGAGCGTCCCATGCATCAACGGCACCCGGACGTTCGCACCATCGACCATCACCAGATCGTAGACATAATCTCCGGGATCGAGCGCAGCCTGAATATTCGCAGCGGGAACATTGAAATGAATCACCCGCTGGATCACATCGTCGATGATGATCTGGCCGCCCGCACTGTCCATGTGCAGCAACGGTACCAAATCATAAGGTGTGCGCTGTACGTCAAGTTCGAAAGTCTGGCCCTCCAGCGTCCAGGTGGTATCTCCCGGAGTACCGAATTGAAACGCATCCGACCACGTACCGTTATTATCAATCGCCAAATCGACCTGTGCCGACGTCGAACTATGAACATCCGAACATTTTACGACGGGCTGGTTCATGTTCACCTCGGCGACGGATGAACATTGTAAGTGCTGATGCCGCCGCGCTGGCTGGAAGTGCGGAAGGACTGCGGGAACATCCAGACTTGGGCGCCGGCGGTGTTGGCCTTGCTCGAGGCGACATAGGCCCCGGACATGCCATCGCTGAATTTTTGCATGTAAAACTGCGCCATTTGCGGATTGGTGTAGCTCTGTGCCGGCAGCATCATCATGTTGCCGATCACCCCGTGCAGCAGGGTCAATCCATGCTTAGGCAAGATCCAATCCGGGATGGTCGGCGGGAAACAACACAAAGGATCGGTGACCGTCTTGACCACGATCGCCGTCATCGGTTGAGTTTGGGTATAAGGATAAAGGAAATGCACCGTGCCGATATCCGGCATAATGGCCTGCTGCAGTGTATTGTTCTGGTCGAGCACGGCCTCGAGTCGCACGATCCGTCCCTCGGTGGGGTACAGCGGATAATCCAGCGTTTCAGGAATAACCGTGAAATTGATATTTTCGGTCCAGCAATTCGATTGATCGAAAAAATCCTGCAGCACGTCGAACAACGTCACCCGCAATTGCGCGTCGGACGCACCCATCAGGTAAACCTTGGCCGAACCCAATAACTTGGCCCAGTAGGCGTCGAACTGTTTCTTTTTACTCATTGGCCACCCTTACTTTTAGGCGGTGAGCCGCCGACCACGGCACCCAGCGCATGCCCGACCAGTCCTTGGGTGAACAGGGCCAGAAACGCAGTCGCCCGCTGGTCCTGATAATCTTCCTGATCCCGCTCCAGCGCGTGACCGATCATTCCGTGCAACAGGGCTAGACGAAATTGCGGTTCAAAATCGACGTAGGTATCGTCGACTGCGTTGAACGCCTGCACCTGACCGCTGACATCGATGTCATAGACAAACAACTCCGGCTTGATCCGGCGAGCCTCAAGCAGCGCCACATTCAACGCCGTCAGCATCGATTTATCCGTGTAGCGATAGTCTGGAACCAGATCCTGCAGCAGAACCCGGGCATCGGCGACGTAGTCAGCCACCGTGTTAAGCGTGGGCTGATCCCGATCACCGAAATTCCCGAAATAGCTTGGGGACGTTGCCATCCCTAGACTCCCGCTGTTCAGCGGGAGTCTAGGGACGAGTTCTTAAGAAACGGTTAATCAGACGAGGCTGATCTTAGCCTCGCAGAGCGCCGTGTTATCGACGATCTGATAACCGTAGACCTGCAGACCACGCAGAATCTGACCGAAGGTCAGCTCAGAACGCAGGGTTTCCACCTTGCTGATCTGACTGGCAAACGTCAGTCCATGAGCGTGTCCGGCAAAAATCGGCTGTTCGCCGGCCGCGAAATTGGTCGCGTCCGTCGTCACAGACGGCAACAGGTTGGAAATGTAGATGGTGAAACGATCCACCATCCCGAGGCGTCCGTTGCGAAGCATGGACACCGGATCGCCAGACAAATAAGCCTGACGCAGTTCGGACTGCTTGAGATAGCGTCCGGCAGCCGCCGACATCACCACCCAGCGACCCTCTTCCGGAATATTCTGCTCGTCGAGGCACTGGCCGAGACGAAGCAGTGCGTCCAGAATCGTCGCCTGACCAGCGGTCGGCGTCTGCGCCACCGCGATGGGCGTCCCCTTGATCCCGAGATTGAGGTTCTTGGAGATGGCACCGGCGGTCGCCCCCTTATTGAAGGCAGCTGCGCCCCCTACAATCCCACCGAGTACATCGCGGTCTACAGTGATCTTAAGTTGTTGGGCGGCATCGTCGCTCCACATGCTCAAGATATTGAGATCGCTCTGAACTTCCATGACATCGTCGAGGATCAGGGAGAAGTACTTGCCGGTCGAGATGTAAAGCTCGACGTTGCCGCCGGAGGGGCAGTCGAGGCCAAGCAGACCGTCTGCTTGGTAATCCTTGATGGTGATAGTAGGTTTCGTCCTGATTTTCACCCTATCGCCCATATTTTGGATTTCGCCCTCATAGTCGGTGTTGGAGATCGCCGACAGGACGGTGGACGCATAGAATTTCTCGACCAGCTTGGCCGACCAAATTTCCGGAATAAATCCCGTCGCTTGGAGGGTGTTGGCGGTCGAGCCAACAGGCGTAAGCGGAGTGCTGGTTGCTGGACCAGCAATAGGATAACCAGCGGTACCAATAGGCATAGGCGTAGCCCCTGTGCATGGGGGCTACCGCGCATCATGAGTCGTCAGGCACCCCCCGGTTGAGTCCGGATGCGCCCTTCGCGACCTGCTGCAATCATATCAAGCTCTTGACGTTGCCATTCGGCCTCACGGCCGACATACGCACCTTTCTGATGCATACGGTACAGCTGCGCGATCTGGGCGCGTGTGTAAATGGGTTTGTCGGGCGGCACCGAGGTGTCACCACCGGTGGCCGGCCTTGCCCGTCCAGGAGCCGCCAATGAACTCAGGGGTATCGCCGCTTCCCTAGGAGCCGCTGGCTGCTGGGAAATAGGCGCTGGCTCAATATGGCCCGTGGCTGCTTCCTCGTTCTGGAAGCCTTTGAAAAACGAGATCACCCTAGGAGCAGAGCTGCTGGATATGGCCTCGTTCAGCAATGTCTGTCTAACACGTCCCGATAAAACGTCAACTCCAAGCAACCAACGATGCCAGCGTGGGTTGCGATCGATTTCCCGATAATTCGGCACCGCCAGTTCGACCGCCTGATCCAGCCGACGACGGGCTTCCGCCGCCAAACGCTTTTGCAGTTCGGCAGTCTGATGCCAGACTTCCCGCAGTTCAGGGTCGATCGCTTGGCGCGCCGCGCGCTGGGTAACATCGAGCAAATCCGGCCCGTAATTCTGAACATCCTCATCCGTTAAATAGTTGGCCTGCGTCTGCGGTTTCGGCGGGGAAGCCGGTCTGGCCTGTTGGGCGTGCATCAATTCACTGCCCAATTGCATCATTTGTTCCTGCATTTCCCCGATCGTTTTTGTCGCGCCCTGCCAGCGACCCTGCATGGCCAGATAGCGATGCTTCCAGCTCTGGGAATTCTCGTCCTCGGGAGCATCCGCAGGCGCCGGCTGGCTTGTCTGGGAGGACGACACCGGTTTCTCCGGCACCTGCGGAGTTTCAGGCGCTGGCTGCTGGACATCGCCTGAAGGGGGGGAATACAGCTTTTCAACCGCTGCCACCCGATCGCGAACAGCCTGCGGAATTGATTCCGGGTCGTATGGCAATTTTGCCATCGGTTTCTGGTCAACCACGACGTCAACCGGCATTTTTTGCCTCCTCGAGAACTTTCAAAATTTTGACGCACTGCTGCGCGTGACCCTGGTAGAGCTGCAAATTTTCAGTCGTCATGATCATCGTGGCCGTTGCAGCACTGGCGTATTGTTCGAAAGCCGCGAAAAAATCGTCAAATACACGCGGTGCCGCGTTGCGCATGAATCGCGCCTTGATTGTCAAATCACTGGTCGAACTCACGCCGCGTCGTCCGTATCTGGCTCACCGCCGCCTGTATCCGGCGGCATCATGGCTGTAGGTGCCGAGGGGGGTTTGGACCCCATCGGCACCGGAGAAGGTGGCATCGGCGGTCCGCCCAGAGTCCCGACGGAATCTCCCGCACCTAGATCCTGCGGCGAGGTAGGGTAGCGATTAGCCATCCGCGCAAAGGGATCGCCGCCGGTGATGGTAGCACGGCCACCGCGCGTAGACTGTTCGGTCGCACCCTTGCCGACATGCTTGACCACCTTGCCGCCCTTGGCGAACGGAGTGAGGTCCTTCTTGAACGGTTTATTATGGAACATTGGGGCCTCCGTAACCGATTCCGGCTCCGCGAATGCCCATATCCGGCGCGCCGGAATAGAGATCGCCGCCCTTGCCGTAATTACGGGTGGATGTCGGTCTGATCCGGGGCGCGGCCATTACCGCCTTGGCCGGATCGTTGGAATCACGAACCGACGACACCGGACGTCCGACCGGACGCGGAATCACCGTACCTGGAGCCCGGGGCATCAGCGTGCACTCGTGCGGCCGGGCTGTTGGGCCTGCGCCGGGTTGAAGCCGAACATCTTGTTGGAACCGCCGGCAGCAAACTTCGCCCCCGGCGCACCAGACGTATCCTTGCCGGTATTACCGGGCTTGTCTGGACCAGCGGCCTGCTTGCCGAACATGTGGGTATCGCCACCCTCGGCAAAGGTCACATTATGCTGGGCTTCCTTTTTGGTGCCGTTGACGCTGAGATTGTTGGCGCGCATGCGAAATCCTCCTCGGCAGCTGGGCTGTCGAGGAGGCTAGAGATTAATTCTTAAGAATTGGTTAAGCCGAAATCCGATCGACGGTAATCGGGCCCGTGTACCCCCGCTCCCAGACATACCAAGCGAACGG